TGAGAACAAGCCAGAGGCACTGCCAGTGTATGTGGAAAAATCAAGGCACTTGGAACTTTTTTCATACTAAACTTATCCCGAACTCAAGTATAATATAGAATTAAATTACGCCATAGTCACGGCAAATGGTTAAAAATGTACCTATTCCAATCCGTTCTGGACGGCTCAGGTCGTTAAATTTCCTATCACATTCCTGCGGATTATACTTTGATCCACAGATAGCTGATACACGATGGAAGTACTGGCGACCGAAAGGTTCGGGCAGATTTGCCAAAGAAAAGCCAATACGAAACCAATCATTATAGCTATTAGTTATGTCTATCTGGTGTTGCTCTAATAAGCGAACTAATCGTTCCACCTTATTAATAAGTTCGTCATTGCTCTCTATCCTATTACCATAAACGGCTGCTTTAGGTGCTAAAGTCTGTTTTCCTAAATCTAAACCTTGGTAGGGTAAGACGTCTTCATTCACATAAGGATGTTCGTCGTAAGAGGCAAAGCGAATACGAGTTATATCGCTACACGCATTATCAATCACTACTCCCATAGCTGCATATTCACGCTGAAGGGCTCGGAATTGTTCTTTGTGATGATCAGGGTAAGCCAAAGGAACCATAGCAAAATAACCAGTACCAGAACATGACTTCATATACATGGCTACTTCCGTTCTGTGACGAAGTGTGCGAAGGATTGCCTCAAAGTTGCCTAAATTTGTATTGTCGGCAAGGTCAATATCAATAGCGATAAAACCTGTATGCGCTATTAACTCCGAGCCTTTTCTACGTCGGAAGAGTCCGCTTAAAGTAGCTCCTGGAAGGCGCAACTTAGTCGCCTTGTAGTCAGGATGACTCTTAGCCTCTATTGGACCATACTCAGCCACAAGCTGCCTCAAGTGCTCAACGGGTGCTTTCCAACGATTACCAAAGAGAAACTCACGAAGACTTATCGTCCCGATGCCGTCTCTGTCTTTCGCTGAAGCATATAAACTACATTCAACATCAAACAATCCCATAACGCTCTTTCCTTAGTAAAAGAAGTACTTTGCTATACGCTCAACACACAAACCTAACAGCCATAGCAGTAAGGCTCCAGTGAAAAACCAGATCCAATGAAAGATAGCTCCAAACAAGAAACTCATCATCGCAAAGAAAACTGGTACAGCGATTTCTATTTTATAGTTCTTTGTAAAGATTTCTCTCCACCTCATATCCTTGTCTAATCTCCCATCAAGCCAGTAAGCCCCAGGGTAACCTACAAGGAAAAACAAAAACGAAAAAAGACCTCCAAAGAAAAGAGACCAAGACCCGTACAAGGGCGAGATTACCCACATTCCAGCTAAAGCGGATAGGAGAATCAGTGTGTCAAGATATAGAAACTTTTTCATCAGGTTTGTTATAATCTAATTTTAAGTTCGTTTTACATGGGCAAAGGTAAATATAAAACTTAAATTGACAAAATAAGTTGACGATTATTTTCAACGTAAAATTCATTTTTAACGAAAATAATTATTTTTAGGTTTGTACACATTATATATATAAGAAAAGAATCAGTCATGTATTTATTCTCTATTTCTTCAGGTCGAATTATACCAAAGATAAAATATCATCATCAAAGGAGGAAGTCTCCTTTCATCCTTAAAATCTCCTTACACAACGTCTTTCTTCAAAATCATCAAGGATATTCTTTCTATATAAAGAGACTCAAAGATAATTAAAATCATCATAAAGACGTTTTAATTTCTTCATAACTTATTATATACCAAACAATTACTTAATAGTAAGGAGAAAATATATATAATTCTAACATACTTACACGCAAAAAGAAAAAAAATAAATATAAGATTATAGTATATTTTATAGTCATTTCCTCATCTGATTGCTATTATACTTTTGACGTTAAGTATCTGAATATCAAAGTAAAAGCAGAGCTTTATATAACTACTTTTAAGTATAAAGGTGCGGAAAATTGGAAAAGAAAAACCCTCTTAAAAAACTTTGAAATAATTTATAGGGTTGAGGGAAATAGCCAAAAATCTCCTTTTAAAGGAGATTTTCGTATTATCAATGACGGAAAGAGCGTAAACACAAATAGTTACGTGTAATAGAGGGTAATAAATAGAACCTCTTTGACTCACCTTAGGACATCACCGAATAGATAACGTTACGGAAAAAGGGAACCCCGACCATCCTCACGGACGAACGGGGTCAAGTATATGAAGAAAAACCTAACTTATCAAATTAGTTTGCCACAACTATTTTATTTCGACCATTTCTTATCATCTGAATAACGCGACATGAAGTCTTTTCCACTTGCAGCTCCATCAGAGATGCCACCCCTACCCCACTTGTTTATATGGGCATGAATACCCCTCTGCTGAAGATTTGAAAGGGTGCGGGATAGCTCAGAAATAGTGTCACGAAGAGTGTTTAAATCCATCTTTGACAAGGAGGCGGCATTACTATCAAAGGAGGCAACATTGCCACTATCATAAGCACGATAGGTCATGCCGCTACGAGAGCGATCGAACTTCACAATATCCGCCAACAAGTCTGGACGAGCCATCATCATTGCAGCCGTCGTCTCTCGACCGATAATCATCTCTGGACCACGCTCCGCAATAAGAGCGGGTTGACCATTGATAATACTAGTTACAGGGTCACGGATAAGCCCAGTAGAAAGCTCTCCTGCCTCAGAAGCAGCATACACTCTACCATCATTACCTACGACAGGGTAAGTCTTGCCATCTTCAATACCACGGAAGGACTGAACGTTTCCGCTATCATAAGTAAGCATACCAGAAACCAACTTAGTATTGGTCTTATTATCATTAAAGCCTCCCTTTCCAAATAAAGAAGAAACCTTACCCATAGCAGCTGAAAGTAAACCATTCAACAGGGCGGTAATAACTGCGACAAGAGGGATACCCCACCAGCCTAGTTTCCCTATGATATTAGCAGCACCACTGGCTATACCCATAGAAGTCTTCGCTTGTGTTTCCCCTGCCGTTGTCTGAACACTTTGCTGGGCTGTTGATTGCTCCACCTGGGTGGTCTGCGTAGCTATATCCGTCTTTGCGCTTAGAACTTCTCCCTCAACGCCAGCTGTAAGGACTTTCTTTGCCTCGCCTGTTTCTTTCACCAAAGCAACGGAATCATTAGCAGCCGCTTGTTCTATACGCTTAGTTTTTGCTTCAACCTTCTTGAGGTCTTTAACTTTCTCATTTGCTATATCAGTTTCAACCTTACGTTCCCTTTTTGCCTTTGCCCTAGCAACATCAACGGAGCCGGAGGACTTACTCCTCCGTTTTTCCTCTTTAGCCCTTTCTTTCTCTGTTTTCTTTGCTGCTTTCTTTTCAGCCTTTAGCTTAAGAGCCTCCTTCTTTAGCAGCTGCTTCCAATATTTAGAAGGATTAAACCAAGGGGACGATTTCTTTGAATTAGAATCCGAGGCTTCACCCTCAATCTTAGCACGTCTTTTTGCTGAGCGAAGAGCCTCCCTCTCCATAAGTTTATTATGGATTTGCTGCATCAAACGCTGCTTTATCCAATTCTGCGTCATAGATACAGTGAGCTTTAAGAAGGAGTTTATCATTGAACCAACTGCCTCTTTTATGGTCTTATCAGAGGAAACAAAGGCTTCGCCCAAGTCTGTCCCGAACTGCTCAATAGGCTCACAAAGTTCATAAATAGCATCCATACGCTTCTTCAAAAGCGCAATCATGTTCTTTGTTACAATACGTTGCTTCTCATCAATAATCTCCTCCTGCTTTTGCAAAAGCTCTTTTGCTGCACGTTGGGCTATTAGGAAATTCAGATAAGCCTGCTCTTTCTTTAGCTCATCCTGCGCTAGTTTTGTTTCTGGAGAATATCTAAATTCGGGGACAAAAGCTCTATTTCCCTTGCTTTCATCATAGGCAGGGGTAATATAATCTTTATCTTGGTCTATGGCAGTTTGAGTTTCTTTATACTGGTCAGAAAGAAGCCATCTATAATCAAGTATCTTATTCTGCCTGGTAGACGCTTTCTTTTGGGCTTCCGAATAATCATCATTATACTTGATAAGTGTATCATAGAAGATCTTTATATCCTCTGTAGCCTCGCCAGATGTGGTGGCAGCTTTCTCTAAATTATCCACAAGGACACCAAGGTCTAACACGATAGCTGACCGATTATCTTCAGAGCCAAAGAGCGTTTCAAGCAAGTCTTTTCTACCTTCTGAAGTGTTTATATCTATCGATAGCAACTTCTCATAGTTTTCTCTTGCCGTATCGAAAAGCGTACTTACAGACTTAGCCCTTGAAGAAATCACATCCATTGCAGCTTCTTCACTTTGCAAGGCAGCGTGAATATGTTTATCTTCTAATGGAGAAAAGCCTAACTGCTCAAAGGTATTATAGTATTCGTCGTTAACCTTTCCAGTATAATTATCCTCAAGAATCTTCTTGCGACGAAGTTCATCCACCTTGTTTTCCTCCTTCGCATTCTCAAGAGTATTCTTAGAAGCGTTATGCCAAACTTCATCAAAGACGGAAGAGCCAGGACGCTTTAATTTGGCAGATAGTCTGTTAATCCTACCATTCAAGGCTTCGACGTTAACCTTTTCAATCTGACTTAACAAGGTATTACTTTCGCTATAGCCATCAGGACCAGGTTTCTCAATAACGTCATTCTCCATAGTCTTTTTGAAGCTACTCCACGTATTCTTAACGTCAGCAATACTCTTTCTAGCTTCCGCCAAGGCACTATTCATACGAGTTTTAACGCCAAGAACCAACTGATCACGCAAAGTATCATTCATGTGTGTATCAGTAGCAACCTTGTATATCTCTGTAATCTGTCTATCATAGAAGTTCTTTACCTTATCAATAATCGCCTCTACCTCATCCTTTGCGTCTTTTAAGTCGTATTGGTCTGCGGCTTTCTGGGCAGCAGCTGCTGCCCTTGCCTCTATCGCCGCTTTTCTTGCAGCTTCTTTTTGAGCTTTCAAGGCATCCTTATCAACGGCTTCTTTCGTCAAAGATCCGTTATTATCTGGGGTATCACCTTGAGAGCCAGTAGATCCAACAACAGCATCAATATCAGCACCAACCATATTAGCATAACGGGTAACTTCTTTTCCTCTATTCCTATTAGAAGCAGCTTGATATAGGTATTGTACCATCTTCAAAAACTGGGCGGGTCGACCTCCTCCATAGCCACCATATTGACCATAAAAGGTATGATAACCTCCATCCTTAAGCCTAAAAGATTGGGCTTCACCTCTATGGTCTAAAAGATCCTTCGCTATTTTTCTATCTAAACCTATTCTATCCGCTAATTCCATAGCGATAGTTCCGCCATTCTTCTTTTGGTCTAGAGCCTTCTCAACTATCTGTCTGAGAACCTTTCCCGTAGTTTTAAGTTTAAGCTCTTTAGCAAAATCGTCATAAGATTTCAACCAATTAATCTCATATCCTACATATTTGTCATAATGCTCCTTTCGATACTTGGCAACACCTTCCATGATAGCCTTCTGCCTTAACTGATAAACAACCTGTTTATAGGCATTAGCGAGGTCTTCAGCTTTAGACTTCTCCGTTATCATATTGGAAAGATAACTACCATAGTTGCTATTGAATTGCTTAATCAATTCCTTACGAGCCCTGGTGCCGTTATTAGCGCGAGTGAGAGCACCATAGAGATCATCCAGCTTCCGTTTCTCGGTAACAAAGGAGGTAACAGCCCCATTAACACTATTCCTCAATTCAGTAACAGAGCTAGTGGCACTATCTGTTTTCTTTGTGAACTCAACTAAATAAACGACAACAGTTGCTATGATTGCGGCTATAGCTCCAAAGATATTTGCCTTCATAGCCGTGTTTAAGCCCGTTGTAGCAACAGTTGCTTCCGTTGCTGCCGCTGCCTCTGCCGTCTCCGTTGTCGCCAAGAATCGATGCGCCAAAGCCGAACTCATTACAGCCGTTTTCATAGCAGAGAACGTATCAACAACGCTAAGAACAGCGGTTGCGACACCTTTAAAGAGGAAGTAAGAGATAAGCGTTGGCATTAGATAAAGTAGAACTTTCGCCATCTCTACCAACATAGAGAACGTTGAACTAAGCGCACCAGTTACAACCGTGTTGCTAGTCAAGGCTAAGGTGAAATCATACCATGCCTGTGCCAGTTTCTTTACCATTCCAATTCCCTCTGGACTAACAAATGTCTTCGTCCACATATTGTTAGCACGCTGAAGAATACCTTGTGCGCTCTCCTGCTGTTGGGCATACTCAATACTAGCTGCTGTACCTTCACGGAAGGCGACCTTAGCTGTATTAAGGTGCTCTTTCAGTACATCTACGTTCTTAGCCATTGTGACCATCGTTCCTATCAAACGCTGACCATCAGAGCCAAGGATTTTAAACATGGTAGACATGGCGTTGATGTTGCCCTTTTCTCGCATCTTTTCAAGGATGAGAACGATAGCATCCATGGCACGACCTGTAGAGAAAAGGTTATTAATCGTACCTTTTTCTATACCAAAGCCCTTTTCTATCAGGTTGTGATTCTTCTGAATAGCCGCAAAGAGTTTACCAAAAGCTGTGGCGGCAACCTCGGGCGGTTGGGCTAAAGAATCAGAAGCAGAACCGAGTGCCAATAACTGATCCGTGGTAATACCTGTTATACGAGCCATACCCGTTAATCGCTTAGCGAACTCAACAATATTAGTAGATGTAGAGGTCGTTGTGGAAGAAAGTTTGAACAAAGCAGAGCCAATCTTCAACATAGATTTTTCGACACCGAACTTAGGTATCAAACCCATTGTCTCGGTCATCTTAGACAAAGCCGTCAAGGCTTCAGGACCCATATCCTCCTTCAAAGCCACGTTCACTTGGTTAGCTGCCTGCACAAAGTCTTCAAGCCCCTTTACACCATACTTGCCCATACCGAGTTTCGAGCCTTGATAAGCTATATCAGATAACTCCTGAATACTGGTACGGGTATCCAGTTTTGCTAATGATTCCGCCAGCTTATCAACTTGTTGTATGGTTAAACCTGATACCTTTCTAATATCGTTTAATTGGTCAGAAAACTTGAAGTTTTCAGAGAAAACCTCTTGAAGTTTGCCTCTAACAAAGTTGAAAGCCCCGAACACACCAATGTAAGCTGTTATATTCTTTGCAGCGTTTTTCCACAAGGAGTTGTGCGTTCTTAAAGAGCCGTTATTCTTATCAATCTGTGCTTTTATCGCTGCAATATTCTTTCGCATCTGTTGGAGTTTGGGGTTATTCCCAGCCATATTCTCCATTTCTTTCTTTGCAGCTCCTAAGGCACGCTTGAGCTCTCGCGTAGTAGTTCCAGCAAGATTTCTCATTGCCTCGTCCACACGTTTAGTATTTGAGATGTTACGAGCGACAGCACCGTTATACGCCTCAAACTCCTTTTGCGCTTGCTTGAAAGCCTTTGAGTTCTGCTGACCAGCGTTAGCCAAAGACTGCATTTGCTGTTTTGCCTGCGCAGCTTTTGACCTTAGCTCGTCAAGAACCCGTTTTGCCGTGGTAGCATTTGCGGTTATGACAACCTGAGCTAGATTAGATTTCGCCATATTGTTACCCTATTATGTTTTATAGTACACAAAGTTAAGGGTACACGCTTTTCACAATAGGACAAACCTTTTAAGGCAACAACGGCGGACGGGTTGATATAAGGGGACAATAAGAAAAGATATAAGAAGACAAAAAAGGTTGCTATAGATAGTCTGACCCAGATAGTATACTTTCTGGGTCATAGAAAGTATACTATCTGGGCCAGACAATCTATAGGAAGTCATTTTGACTTAAACAAGAACATCATCGAGGATAAACATCAAGTGAAAAAAACAAAGCCGCCAGTGCATCACTGCACCGACGGCTCCAACCTACTATTAACCTAAAAACTAATGACTAAATATCCTTATATTCTACCTCAGCATCGAACGAAGGGCAAGCTTTTACCCATTCAGCCTTATCCACCTTTCCGTTATGGTTAAGGTCGGGCGAGGTATCTCTATGCCCAAGAATATGCGCCTCTGGAAATTGCTTCTTCAGCGAACGGAGGAGTTTTAATAGAGCTTGTTTCTGTGCCATTGTACGGGTATCCTTTGGCGTTTTCCCATCAGCAGCAAGCCCCCCGATGTAACATACGCCTATACTATGAGCGTTTCTGCCCTGGCAATGCGCACCAATTTCGGCTAAAGAGCGTCCGATTTCAATATCACCATTTAAGCGAATCACATAGTGATAACCTATTTTACTCCATCCCCTGGCACGATGCCAGCGGTCAATATCCTTTGCAGAATAATCGCGTCCCTCAGGAGTTGCCGAGCAATGGATGATAATCTCATTAATTGTTCTCATCTGTTTTGCTATTGTCTTTATCTACATTATTATCATGGGTTAACTTTGCTACCGTTGCCATTCCCGCAGGAAGAGCGATAAGGTAAGGGTAAATCTTTGTCCACCATTCAGGTTCAGTAGCCCCTCCAGCAGCTAGAGCTGCTTGTATGGCTAAAGCCGCACCGCTAATGACCGCACCGATACGAACAATCCACTTAAAGAACCTTGGGGTTTCAGATGACCACCGCTGTTTGAGGTTTTTATAGAACTTCTTCATTACTCATTGACTGCAGTGGTCTTTGGGACGAAAGGGCGGTCGGCTTTCGTATCCCCTAGACGGGTTACCTTAACATTAATTTCCTCTAACTTCTCTTTGATTTCCTTCATATCATTATCCGTCCGTTGCTGGTACTGTGTAACGACTTCATGGTCGCCCTGTACCTGAACTTCTAGGATTGATACTCGGTTGTTAATACTGACCCAGACGCCAATGAAGCAGATTACACCACTTATTATTGAACTGAGTAGGACATCTCTAACACCATTCTGAATTGTCATAAGCTGTTATCCTTTTATAGATTCAACGATTATTATTATTATATTGCAAAGATACAATCACGAGTAAAACATAATAGGACAAGGTTAATCCTGGATCAACTTCTGCACCACGAAAAGGGCGGGTTCGCCTGAAAGACTCACACGCATACGGAAGCCGTTAGCCTCTAAAGATTCGATATAGAGTTGCAGAGGGTCGCCTACCCCGAGGATGGGATAAGCCTGAAAGAACACACGAAGACGGGCATCCGTGAACACTTCCGTTGCCATCGTCTCGTGGGGTGCGGGGGAATATTGTTCCACAAAGGCTGATACCTTCTGTGGGATAATGAAAGACTCGATTTTAGCTTCTGAATCTTTCTCGTCCATTTCTTCATAATCTTTTCTAGACATTCTTTTGTTCCTCCAATGATTTTAAAGCCTGCTCAACATCTTCCCATAGAGCCATATCAACCGAACCAGTATCGACATTATAATCGCCAACAGCAACAACGCCAACCTCCCTGGCGGCTTTCTTATCCTTAGGGACTTTGGACAAGGGCATCTCAACGGAATCGGCAAGGATAAAGAACTCAAACTTGTCGATAGTAGGAGTATTCAATTCGCTTTGCTCAATCTCCTCTCGCCGTCTGCGCCGAATACGATTCATATCCTCCTTTGTTAAGGATACATATCGACGTTTAGCACGACGGACAGCCAACAACTCCTCGTTCCGAATGTAATCATCCCAACGCTGGCGAGTTTCTGTGTAGGTTCGCCACAAGGCAATGTTAGTCAAAAACGCCTTCCATGAGTCACGGGTTCGCATCATCAAAACGGCTAAAGGCTCACAAATAAATAACCTTCTTTCTTTCTCATCCCATAGCAACAAGCCCTTACGCTCTAATCGTTGGAGCGTACCAAAGACGCCAGAACACTGAGACAAAAAGCCTAACTCTTGTTTTCTTTTCCGCCAAGTACGGATTTTCTTCCATAGATTCATAACTAATAATCAAATAATTGTATGTTTAAATTATCGAAAGTTTCAACCATATAAAGTGCGCCTTGCTTGCCGTAACAATCAGCCAAATGGCTTTGGATTCGGCTCTGGAGGTGGCGTAACTCCATCATAATGGCTGGACGATGGGTATCACCGCTCTCTGGGTCCCACAAGCGAACGTACCGGCTTTTATACCTAGCCTTCTTATCTCTGACTACAGAGCCCGACTTTCTTCCTGCTCCAACACCAAGGTCAACATAACGAAGATAATCGTTAAAGCTAACCACCAAAGAGAAATTCCCCGATGAATCAGCATGAAGCAGACTACCACGAAAGCTCTTGATACCCTCTCCTGTGGAATGAGGTAGACCTTGTTGTCGGTTAGCTTCGTTCCGAATCTTATACGCCTCTGAAACAGGGTAAGGCCAGATACGTTGCGTAATGAAGTTGACTTCAAGTTGGTTAAGGGTCTGCTCCATAAACCGAATGATAGTCTGATTCAAAGGGAATATGGCGTTTCTAATCGGATTGCCCATCTTTCTTTCGCTTTTCTTCGTTTACAATCCGTAATAAAGACTCGTAAGGTTCGCAAAAGTCACGAGCAATATCGGGGTCGCATTCACTATAACAAGCCGTGTAAGGGAGGATAATATTTTGAGGAAGATTCTCCAACATTCCCGAAAGAACAACCGTCCCTTCCTCTCCTTGGAACATTATTAATCCGCCAAACACACGGGTATGATGCCCAAAAGTTATCTTATCAAGATAGGGGGTTAATTCCGTCTCAATCAACTTATCATCATCGCAATAAGTTAGAATACTACAGGAACGAAGCCAACCCATATCGAAATAATGGTGTATGACACGTAGCAAAGGAACGTCTATTTTACCTATAACAAGTAAAAGATGGTTGTTATCACGCCCTGCCATCGATGATAAGGCAGACATAAACTTATCTACTGTAACATCACCATTCGTTTGGAAAGCATACCACCACTTCCTACGTAAAAGGGAAGGTAGCTTATTAGCAATACAACAAGGTTCTTGGAAAGCCATAGTTTTACGATTCTTTTTGTCCATGAATACGGCGACAAATACGGTCGTACTCCGCCTGTTCTTTTAACTCATCCAGCAACTTATCCTCCTCTTCTTGCTTGCGCTCGGCTATCTCACGCTGGGCAATGTTAGCCGTGACGTTAAACTCTTTGGCATCAATCGTCTCCATATAAGGGAGAGAGCAAGGACGATTACAACCGATAAACCACTTATCTTTATAATGGAAAAACACGGGTGTACTATCATCTTGAGCGGCAAGATCAAGGTCTTGCGCATGGAGGATTGAGTAAAGATCCTCTGTAAAGACTACAGGCAGTTGAAGACGCTTGCGCTCAGCCACAACCGCTCTTGACAACTTTCTAGAGCGAGGTCGACTACCTATAGCGAAATCTTTAATGCGTAACACACGTAAGAAAAGGCAATCTTTCAATCGCTCATAGACTATCGTCCGAAGCTCTTTTTCTCTATATTCGCCATCCTTTACCCCAGCTATTACCGCCCATTCTTTTAGGGTTTTCTCTCTTCGAACATCATCCCACTTGAGTGTCTTTCGCCCGAAGATGGTATCCTTTGTATCACTCGGACGGAAATTCTCAACCACACGAATAACATCGGTTTCTATACGACAATTAGGCTCGTAACACATCCGTTCCTCTATCTTGAGTGCTGGTCGCCATACGGCTAAGTCGGGTTCTTTCTCAAACTCAAGATAGGAAACGCCTCCAGCAAAAGAATTAGGGTCACTATGGAAAGCCACAGCTCCCATCGAAGCTGCATAGCGTTCGGCAGCACGTTCAGCAATACGAGCCGTGTTAAAAAAGGCTTGTAATTGCCTTCCTGCTTCCGATTTGAAAGGAATTGTAAAATAGTTCATCATTCTATTATAGTTTAAGTTATATGAATAGAGTTTGCAAATTAAGCGATATTATAGAAGAAGAAAAAGTACTAAAATATTTTTATACGTAGCTACGAATATATCAAAGTATCTTTCTTTCTTCCTACTTTTAGATTAAAATTCTCGTTACTTTTTGTTGTACTTCTCCATGTTAAGACATCCGACACGGGGGACAATAGACTTCAAAGAGAGTCCACACAACTGCCACCCTGAATAAATAACGGGGATTGTTGACCATTCTGCTGCGTCGAGATCAAGGTATCTAACAGCCAACTTCTCGTCCTCTGCAAGTACACGTCCCGTAACAGGGCACGTCCCTGTCCGTTTCACAGCATTAAGCCAAACAAGCAAGTCCTGCACCATCTCGTCTTGTTCAAATTTAATTTCAGCTGAGAGTGCATCATCCTGCTTTGCTGTTTTAGCCAAAGAAGGAGCCGATTGTTTAGCCATGAAGTAAATCGTATGCTGATAGCTTATCCCCTTACTATTACTAACCTCCGCATCCACAAGCGTTGAAAAAGCCAATGCAGGGGAGGCAGCTGTGTTATGATTCCTAACAAACTCATTCTGCATGTTGATAGTATCAATCCGATAGAACGTCTTGTGTTTGCCTCCACGTTCTGGGGTGTGGCTCAAGGGGCGATAAACTTGTGCCCAACTTTCTATTACGTTATCAAGTCTGTACATATTCTTCTCATTATAGATATTACGTTAGCAAAGATAGATTTTTCTTTTTTTACGTTAGGACAAGTCTTTCTCACCTCAAAACTATATCCAACCGAAATAGACTTAAAATACCCCTTGAATGAAACATATATATGTTTTGCGTAAAACATATATATCTTTTATCTAAAACATATATATGTTTCAGAAACGGGGTATATAAGAGGGTAATTACACTGCTAGAATATCAGACTCTTTCCGAACGATGATTTCGATTCCACAAGATAGAGCTACATTCAATTCGGCACGACAGCCAACGGAATGCCTCCAACCATCTTCCATAAAGATATAATCACAATCAAGCAAGAGTTTTAAATCCTCCCGCATGTGCTGCTCGTGCGTGGCATTAAAGTCCACTTCTCTGTCGAAAGGCGATACAGGATCATAACCAAGGGTTCTCACAAAGTCCTTCAAGTCCTCTATATTATCCTTTACTTCTTGAATATCTCTACCAGTTATTGGTAGAGATATATAACATTTCTTCTTTTCCATATTCCAAATATCAAAAGGTGCTACTCCCCTATCTCCTCGTGGTACTTCTTCAACGTTTCTTTCATACGCTTTGCAGCTTCAGCGGCTTGCTCTATGGAACGGAAGTAGTTATAACTGAGGAAACTACGACCTTCATAGTCGTACAGGCATTCTCCTACCTTTGGACTACGAGCACTTGACACATACATTTCGTTGTTTACATAATAATAAATATTTCCTTCTTCCGCTCTCCACCTAATCTTCTCTACTCGCTTCTCTCCTGCATTCCACAGAAGTCCCTGCTCTTTCATCTTGTCGAAGAGGAATTGCTTTTCTTTGTTGGTGGCAAGACGCACCTCATCTTTATGCCCACAGAAAGACAAGCTATCTTTTGTGGGTACCTCAATAGTATAGCCAATCGAACTGCTTACATATATATGGCATACATAATAGTCGTTTTTATTATATTTTTGTTTTGATTCGTCTTCTTTGAATATAAAGACTACCTTATTATCAAACAATGAGGTTAGCACATCTCCATCCTTAAAATCTTGTGTTTTTGCTTCCTCTTTCTCTTCTTTCTCAAATACCACACATCCGTCCTTAACGATTGCCTTGCAACCATCAGGAATGGTGATTGTATCACCGCATTGAAAATCTACTTTCATTGTTTTATCTTATTTTGTTTTTGGTTTTACATTCTTCTCGCACCATTCAAAGAATGATTGTACTTTCTGTTCTATATCCTCAAGCGTCTGTCCACATAGAGGAATAGAGAGTGCTATATGCTCGTTTGGAACACGACTTACAACGACCCTAATATCTACTCCAAAATTCTCCACTATCGAAGAGGAACATCGTCTCCAATCATACACTAGAAATAATACGACATAATTATTACGTCCCATGTCATAATCCGACACTCCAAAAGATTTGTAATAATGAAAATCTTCATTCTCGTAAGGCTGCAATGTTTTCTTTTTGTATCCTTGCTTTTCAAATTCGAGTACTAACTCGTTAAATTCTTTTTCTGTCATAATTCTTCTATTTGCCTTGTTTCCTTTCCCAAGTAGAATCTGATGTTTTTGTGAATCCTTTCAGATTCATAACTTCATCATGTTTCTCTTGTAAAATACTAAAGACACTATCATAGCACATACCAACGTATGCAGAAACAAGATTAGCCCACTCTTCAATGATAGGCTTCCAGTATGGAAATACTTTTTCAACTTTACGCAAATCATCTAAACTTAATCCTGCAAACTTGCTAAGATGGTAACAACGTGAGAAATCATCTGCGTCATGTGGAACATCGTAATTCCAACAGTCATTACCGTTTACACATTGAGGACACATCAACGCTACCCACATTGTCTTGGAAGATACCCCCACATTCTGTGTACCTATCCATTCTATCATTTTATTTTTATCCATACTATTTTATTTTTTGCGTTTCTTCTTTCTTTTACTTGCGTAGGGCGTTGACCCTGCACGTGATTTGCTCTTTTTGTTGGATAGATAACTGCAATCTATCATTTCTACAGGTTCTATAGGAATGACATATTCTCTTCTTAATTCTTCCATATCCTAATCTACTAATTCAAAACTATACGCTACCACCCACGGGTTACTCTCCCACGTGCCTTTACCGCTGACTTTGTCAATGAGCGAGGCAAAGGCTTGGCGTGGAAATGGAAACAATTTCAAACATCCAGAAGCCGTTTCGCGATGCGCTTCCTTTTCCCAATCCTTAACCTTTACACCTTCTGCATAAAAGCCTATTGATGCTCTTTTTACACCCTCACGCAAACATTCTTTATCAGAGATGTCTTGCAAGCGTCCCACCTTAACATCCGTAATTCTGATGTGGTGGGGCATTAAGTCTGCCCTAACGAACATTTTGTTAGTCCAACCTGCCTTATACTCTTTACGTGGCATTCCCACTTCATCAAGTATAGCATCGCTGTACATCGGCAGGCTTTCGATAATATCCTTGTATGGCTGCGCAATCGCAACTATATCACCAACCTTATAAGGTAGATGCTTTGTCGTTTCCTCCCAATTACCAAGCGGTGTACCCTCTTTCAGTACTCGCCTTGTCATGGTCTTTGTCCCGTCAAGCACAGCCTTTGTAAGGCTATACTTGTCATTAAACATTATTTTCTTAGTCATAATCTATGTTATTTATCACTTTAAAAATCTCAAAC